TCGCCGGCCGGAATCATCGGTGTAAACGTCAATTCCCAAGTTGTTCCACCAGGATGTGTCGTAGCAACGCCAATCTCCCCGCCCTCACCGGTCAAGTCTACGTCCGTAATCACCATTTCCGCCACGTCAGTATCAAGATACTGGCCCTGGAACTCGACGACCCACGGCGTACCCGGCCCTGGCCCGCCAGTGACAACCACGTCGCCAACTTCAATGTTGCTCAGAGCCTCCAAGGCCGCCTGCACAGTAGCCGCCGGCGCGTTGTGATGGATGTTGACAGTTACCTGGCCGTCAAACGTCAGTGTGAAGTTGCCACCGTCCACATTCGTCAATGTGACGGTCTGCACCTCATTGGCGTCCTGTGCAGTCACAGTGTAAACCGTCGTGTGCCCAGTCACTTGGAAGCGTGCGCCCACAGGCACAATGGTGTCGTCATTGGACAAATCCGCCACGGTGTCAATTTCCAGCGTCGTATCGTCCTCGACGATGCTTAGATCGTCTACGGCCGCCGAGCCGGAAAAGCCATCCTGGAGAATCACGTCCGCATCTCTCAACTCAATGCGTGCCATAATGTCACCTTCAGTCAATGTTATGCGGCGTCACCGCTAAGCATCCGCCCGTGCGACGGTTGGCTCGGTCGCCTTGCACTTGCCACTGACCGAGATTGTGGCATCCTTGTAGTTGATCTCGCGGCTTTCCGAGCGGAAGTCCGGGAACGTCACGGTCTCAAGCTGCGACGTACCACAGGGCGGGGTGTGCTTGACGATCAGGTCAATGCAGTACGGCTCGCACAAGTCGGCCGAGGCGCTGACCCACTCGTCCGCTCCGCCGACCCCCTTGAACGCATCCATCGGGCTGACCGCTTCACTGGTGCCCTGTGTGATGTGCTCGAACACGGCATCGAGCTTCACGTCCATCGGCACCTGATTCCCTTCACGCACTGTATCCAAGTCCCCGCGGTCCAGGTCATAGTTGTACTCGTTGTGCTCGGTATAGGTGATGTTGCCATCGCCGATCTTGATGTCAAGATTCTGCGGCAAGAACGTCACCACGCCACCGTCCACATACGTCCCCGCACCCAAGGCAGGAGTAAACACAATGTTAGTCGTCGGACCCGTGCCAGCGGGCGTGCGCGCCGTGACAGTATGCACCGTTGTTGCGGCCGTCTCACCAGCCACCGTGAAGCGCGCACCAAGTGGCACCAAATCCGTATCCGCCGTATTCAGCGCCAGGGTATCAATATCAAAGTCCGTATCATCTTCCTCCGGCGCAGCCGCCGGTTCATTGATCGCCCCAGTACCCGCAAGCCCGTCTTGCAGAATCACATCGCAGTCCCTCAACTCAATACGTGCCATCGTAGTATCTCCTTGTTTGCTTTGTTTGCCTAATTGCCTAAGTAATCGAAAGCTCCATCACGTAACGCGCGTCCACCATTGACTGTTTTACCTTCGTGGTCGCGTCCACTTGCCCGAAGTGCAACACCCGCACACTGTCGCTCCGCTTGTTGCCCGGCGACAAGCAGCCAATCAATTCCTCCTCGTCGTCACCCGGCTCATCTCCGTACTTGTAAATCGCAATAGCTCCATCCATCGCCTCGTGGAAAGCGCCAACAGTCTTGAGAATGGCGTATTGGTTTTTTTCCTCTCCGTAAGTGCTCGTGAAAAGCACATTTACCACAACCTCCATCTGGAAATAGTTGTGACTCAACTCACGGGTAAAAGGCCCAGTGATTCTGATTTCACAGCGATCAGGGGCCGCCAGAAACTCCGACGTTCGTTCATCAAGCCCTTCAACAAGACACGGCAATGCGTTGCTCGCAGCTACCTCCGTGAGATAGGTGGCCACGGATGCAAAGACCCAGCGTGCCCAATTTGGATCAGCGGCCGACATACTACGTCTCCCCCTCAGCAAGCGAGGCCGGTGTCACCAAATCATCGGCCGACTCCGCAATGATCGACCCACTGACGCCCAAAGCCTCGCCCTTGACCTCCTTCGCCGTAATCAGATAAGCGGAATCGAACTCGTATTCGTCGAAGGTTTCAATGGTGTACTTTCGCCCGTTAAAGCCAATCCAATCACTCTCCTTAAGCACAAGATTAGGAGCATCGCGGCGCTCCACAATGAACACACGCTTACCCCGCTCCCAGCCACCGCCCGTAACCAACTGCTTATTAGCCGAAATCAAGGAGATGCTTTGCTTCACCTCTCGACTGACCTGGGCCGGAAGAACAACAGCCCGCGGAATCACCGTGGCTGTCTTTGTCCGGCTCACCGCACCGGTTTTCGTATCCGTAATCACCGTCCCATTTTGGTAAATGGTAATCGTGCCGCCGTATTGCCTCTTCAAGGCATAGAGCACACGACGAATCTGCTGATTCAGACCGTAACTTGCAGGATACGTCATAACGGCACTCTTTGCTCAGTCTTCCAGAGCCTTTTCCAATCGTTCCATCATCATGGTATTCTGCGCAATCACGTCGGCACATCGCTCCACCAGTGGCATCAATACGTTACTCTGCTTGTCTTCCAAGGCTTCGATGCGCTTGCTCATACGAACTTCGCGTATCCAATTTTGCCAAAGAAAGAAAGCGGTAACAAGAATCAAGGGGCCGTATTGCTTGAGCAGGAACAACAGGTCGGCAAAAGTGTCAGCATTCATTGCCTCGCTCCGTCAGAAACACAATTGACAGCGAAGAAAGGCTGTCCGCCCGAATATGACTCCAAGCGGACAGCCATTACCTACCGACAGAATCGGCTGATGGTTAGCCGAGCACCGGCACGAGCAGTCCGCTGTCCAGCACCGCCACACCCGCGAGGATGTCGCAGTTCACGACCGTGCCGCCCGCGTTGATGTCGTACTGCATCAACACACGCATCCCGATCCCGTTGTGCGGAATCACGGCCGCCATGACGCCCATGCGGGTATCCGGCAGGGCCAGGGGGCGGGTGACGAGGGCCAGGGCGTCCCGATGGAACGCCAGGTTCATCGACCCGTAGGGGCCGGGGAACGCATCAGCACCCGACGCAACGGCGGCAGTCAGCGGCCGATCCAAGTACACCTTGGTATGGGTCGTATCGACCACTTCAGCCTCGATGATCGTGTAGGTATGCCGAGCAGCCGGGGTCGCCCCGAAGGAGAGCAACTGGCCAACTTGCAGATGCTTGCCGGCAACACCCACCGTGAACGTCATGTCCTTGCTGTAGCCGGACGCGCGGTTGGTAGCCTCGTTCACACACTTCACCCAGCGCGTGGCAACCGCGTCGTCCAGCGTGGCATACTTGAGGGCCTCGTTCAACTCGAACTTCGCCGCATCGGTAGCCGTGGCCCAAGTCGGCTGAGCGTTGCCAGCAATGACCACATACTCACCGACTGCCGGCGCAAGAACGGACGCCAGTTCACCAGTGGTGCCAGCCGCATAAGGTTCCGTGACCGGATCGCTGTCCGTATCGCTGCCCGACAGCGGGCAGTTGACGTTCTGGCACATATAGGTGTCGAACCCAAGGATACGGCCGAGGGTGGCGCTTTCCAACGCCGAGCCGCCGTCACCGCGCTCATTCGCCTTCAGAAAAATGTCGGTCTTGAGCATGGCGGTTTCCGCCGTGGGAGCCATGACCAACCGGCGACCATCCATCGGAGCTTTACCGATATTCAGCTTCTCACGCGCCTCCAGTACACAATCCTTCGCCGTGCTGTACGACAAGCCGTTCAGCTTGCCGACACGATCATCAGGATCGCCAAGGTAAGCGTGAACCCGCCCGAGCAGCGCACGATCAATGCCCCGCGCAATGGTCAGCATTGCAGGCCGGAGGTAGATGTCAGTCAACTCCTGGAACGACTTGCTGCCCTCTCCGTCACGGATCACGAAGCTGGAGTAGAACCACTGATCCAACGGCACCGCCACGTTGGTAGCCGTAGCATCCTGCTGAGACAGCGTCGTCCCGTCAGTCTTCCGACGAATCTTGAACTCGCCGGGCTTCCGGGTGTTCACAACATCGCCGAACTTGGCAACGTCATTCTCAAAGTCACGGTGAACCAAGTTCGCCATAACCATGTTCTCTTCGAGAATCATAAGCCCCTCCTGAGCCCAAAGCTCAGGAATGTAGGCATCCAGGTTGTTCTCGAAGCAGGCCACAAAGGGCTGAGACAGGTAAAGGGAATTCATGTTACACACTCCAAAGGTTGTTGATTTCACTCGGGCCGGCGCGAGCACGGAACCCGCAACCCTACAGCACACAAGTGACCAGACACCGACCCCTGGTAAGACATTTAGCGGCGCTTAGGACCGAGACCGAGCAATCCAGGGTTCTTCTCTCGAATCTCGCGGTACTGTTCCGGCGTCAGCTTCTTAATCGCTGCCGCATCCAGCTTGCCGCCTTGACCCGGCGCAAAGCCGCCGGTTACTGAACTCGAACCAATACCCGACACGACGTTGGCCTTAAAAAGGTTGCCAAACTCTTCGGGCAACTGCTTCATGCGAGCCACCGCCTCTTCAGGCGTGCGCGTCATTTCCTCGCGCTGATTCGTCTTCGGGTTAACATCCATCATCACCACCTTGACCTCGTACTGACCCGTAGGGCGCTGCGTCACGGGATCAAGGACTTCCACCAGCTTCGTCATGGGTTTGAGAATCGTGACGATCTGGCTAGAACTAAAAGCGTCGTTCTTCACAGCCGCATCTTGCAGTGAGCGCTGAATCGTAGAGTCCCGATACATCGCCTCCCAGCTATGAGCCTTCTTTTCCGTCTCCACGAGTTTTACCTGGTACGCCTGCTCCAACTCCTGCTTTTCCTTGGCCGCAGCCGCTTCTGCCGACCGCAACTGGCCCTGGACCGATTCCAGATTCTCCTTCAACGCTTTGCGATCAGCCTCAGTCAACGATTGACTCTTCAAGACCTCTTGCAATTTCTCTTCCTGAGTCTTGAGTTGAGTTTGATGCTTGCGACGATCTTCCGCCAGGATGCTATTCAACTCCTCCTGAGTGAAAGTCTTGTTGGCACGGGCAGCAGCCTTTTCAGCCGCAGCCTTTTCAGCCGCAGCCTTTTCAGCCGCAGCCTTTGCGGCATCATCTTCACCCTCAAAGCACACAAACCACGGACGCGACAGATACAAAAAGTTGGACATTGCATTCCTCAACCTCGATGTAACAAACAGGACACACCGCCTATCGAGTATTGACGGGGCCTGACCCGACACAGAGGCCGGTGAAGAGAGTCAGGACACTCGCCTGACTCATTCGTTGATTTCAGACTTGCGCAAGTGCAACAAGCGCCGTATAAATGGCGTCGTTTTCCTCAGCAATAGCGATTTCCAACGCAATCGCTCGAACCGTGTCCGGGCTCAGGCGACGTTCACCAATCGACGCGCCTCGAACCAATGTGGAAGGAACCACACCCTCTGCCGGAACTGTACCAAAAACCACACCCAACTGAACTAGCACACCATACCCGAGTCGATCAGCCTGGCCTTCCGTTGTCACCGAAACCACGCCCGCAGAACCACCACCCTCCAATGCCGAGCCATCAATCACCACCAGGCCATGATTCGCCTCGGTAACTGACGCCCCATCAAACGTGAGCGTAACAGGGTGCGTTGTAAGAGCACCACCGGCAACCGTAATATCACCATTCGTCCAATCCGAAATACCCGCGGCTGTCGCGGCAGTATCAATTGCAGTTTCGATGGTCGCGGCGTCGGCATTATAAGCAATGGCCGCTGTCGTAAAGGTTTCACCGCTGGCAAGAACAAACTTCAATGTAAATGTTCCCCCAGAAACCTCGCCCTCATAAATGGCAATCGACTGAACTTCATCCGCGGCCTGCAAAGCGGCCGGCAACGCAGGATCATATTCCGCCTGGATACCTTGAAGCTCTCGATAAGCACGGCGATCCAACGGGTCAATCGGCGGCGTGGCGTCAATCGTCTTCGCCGCACTTAGAAAGCTACTAATAACACCCATCGCGTACCTCCTTTAACTCATTCGTGATAGCGTCAAAGCATCACTATCCCTAAGAAATGGTTTGAGCAGCCGCCAAGAAACAGAACTTGGTACTAGATTTATGATGTGTTCAATCGGCAATTGTGCCCGTTCGTAGCTGGTCTTGACCGCCCCGTAGCCCATTGCACTGACCGCCAAAGTCTCCAACTCCAATTCTGGGTCTTTGCCATCCAGCAAAGCGTAGGCAATTTCGTACTCAGCAATGCGAATTGCTTCGGGGACTTCCGTATCGGCCCCACGCGGAAATTCCAACGGCTGCGCTGCTTCAGCAACCTGAATCTCTTTCTGCGTGGCAGACGGATTCGCCAGTAACAACGCATAAACGGTTGCCTTGTCACCCTTGTAGTTTAACGCATCAATGATCCCCCGCGCGGCAATCAAAGCCTTCTCTTTATCCACGTCGGTCGCAGCCGACCACGCCGTCTCATGGAGGCGTTGCGCAAACCACTCACTGGCCTCCGCGACCCGATTACCCGGATCAAGGGCGTCTTGCTTACCGTAATAGTCGAAATTCAGTGCCATCATCCACCCTTAACACGCGATCCACGAGTAATCCTGGCCGGCCGCGCCGCCGAGAAGGTAGACCTTATTCAACTCGTCCACGTAAATGGGCGGACTCTGTTGGTCAGCGGAAAGAGCAAATCCATTACCCACGTCCGCCAAGGAATGACCCACCATAATCACATTGGCGTTCCCCGCATCGGCGTGAAGCATGACATACTTCTTAACTGCCCAGCCCACGGAATGACCACGAGCCACGGTCGCCACCACGACACTATGGTCATCCCCTTCCAAATCCACGTCCGTCGCCGTCAAACCAACTGCCTGCCAGGCCAGAGTCCCGTACAAAGTTACCGTCCACGGCCCGCCCCCAGCCCCAGACACCAATACGTTATTCGCGCCAACTTCCGCTTCCAACGCTGTCTGAACAGCCGCAGCCGCCGCATCAAAGGCGATATTCCCCGTCGCATCATAGCCTTCGACAGTGAGTGTAAAGTTGCCGCCGGTGACATCATTCAAAGTCACAGTATACTGTGCGTTTGCACAACCCAGTCGCTCCGCGACAATAGCACCAACAGTCCCGTTGCCGGTACGAAATACTGGCTGTGATTCACGATCAATGTCCACAAGCATGATCTACTCCTCTGTTGTGAAGCGGCCTTTGCCGCGCACGCGCGGGGCGGTCGTCGGCTGCAAATCTGTCTCACGACTCACGGCCTTTTCCTGTTCACCCGCATTAGGGTTGACTGACAAATCCTGCAACCCCCGCGAACCTGGATCGCTTGCCTTCTGCCCGTCCTTCTCTTTTTGCAGCACTCCTTGTGACTCAGCAATCCGCTGGATTCGTGCCATATGATCCGCCCGCGCCTTCTTATACTCGTCCCGATCAAAACCAAGTGCCACGGACGCTGTTTCCTCACCGCACACACCGTTCATCACAGCCTGAATCAACACATTCGAGTCACTCGTAATGTAGTTCGCGGTGTCAATCTCCTGGTTAATAGCGTCCAACTCGTCCACATTGACTTTGCCCGAAAGCAACGTCGCCACCGTCACCTTTGCCAATTCACGCTTTACACGACGACCCGGTATCTTCGACGCCAGATTTTGTAGCTCCTGTGCTTCCTTAATGCGCTCGCTGTCCGACTTCAAACTGTAGCGTTCCGGGTACTTGATCGTCGCCACTTCACGCTTGCTTGGGCTCCGTTCCTCATAAGCAGCCCAAAACTCGGCAATCTGTCGCTCGGCACTCTCCAACAAGAGGCCGATATAGCTCAATCCAGCCTCAAGGCCCTGATTATCCATCGCCTTTGATTCAGCCGACGCCCGCACCGCCAGCGCGGACACCGCCAAGTTGACCAATTCGCGGATGTCTCGCTTGAGTCGGTCCTGCAACGCCAGACTCGCGTTCAGCGGCTCGGACGAGGGATTGATGAAAGACGGTTGATTCATCCCCTTATCGTAGGTCCGGCCGTGTGTCGCCCCAACCTTGATATTCGTGTCCGCCGCCCCTTGCCCGCCGCTTGTGGAAGTCCCGTCTTCCGTGGCAGCGTGCTTCAAATGAGCACCTGTCGCCCGCATGTCCTTCTGTTCTACGTAGAACGGAAAGTTGCTCCGCAGAACATAGTTCACATCACTGGACCCAAGATTCAGCAACGCAATCTGCTGCTGACACACGTCCCGAATCATGCTCCGGCCGATGTCCAAGAGCACGAACGGAATACGACTCAACTCCAACTTTATTGGACCAGCAGGATTGTTTTGTGCATCGACCGGGGTTCCTTGCAGATCGTAAAATTGCAAATTGACGTGCTGAGTGACAGGATCAATCCACAGGAACCGATAGCGTTGAACCTCAATAGTCGGCAGCAGCCACACCTGGTCAAACTGCATTACGGTGTCCCGCAGCAAAACCGCCTGAAACTCTGACGGTGCTTCGGGCTTCGAGGATGTCCACGAAAGGATGTCCTCGATTTGATAACAATACAAATACGGGCTCGCCTTCTGTGCGTCCAAGAGATTTGCGGCCGGGGCCATCGCAGGGGCATCGACAAATACGCCTACACGCCCCATAAGCAGCAATTCCGTCAAAACCTTGACGCCAAGAAAAGCATTCATAGTCGAACCTCGACGGTCCACACCGAGATTCAAGCCGTTGACAGCACTCTGGTATACCTTACTCCCGCCCTTACGGACAATATCCCTCATCCGTTGGTAGATAGAATTCCTAATGTCGTCGATGGCCGAACCAGCAAAGCGCGGTACAGGCGTCATAGCCTTGCGAGTCTCGAAATCAGTTGCATCCTCCCGAGTGCTGAACTTTTCGAGATAGGATTCCCGAAACTCGTCGCCACCCTGATAGGTTAAACGCCACTTAGCCCAATCAGACATACCTGAGAGGTAGCCGGGGTGTCTGCTGTCCACCAAATTGGGCACATTATTCGCCATAAGATTCCCTACATAACCTTACCGATGTCTTCCGCACCAGACGACGTTGCTGCGAGTGCCAAGCCGATGTCAGCATACACCAGAGAGTGGGCGAAGTGGTCTTGCCCTGTGTTGACGTATGTGGCAACCATGTTTCCTGTGCCATCTTTCTCATACGTCCGTACCAAATTCTTCACAGCTTCGCGGTACTCCAACGAAATATCGCGTGGCAATAGGATTCGGGATGGATTTGTTTTGAATCGACCGAGCGTGCAGGAGAGCCAGCTTGTTCTGTCCACGATAGCAAACGGCGCGCCCGTTTCTTCCTCCTGAATACTTATTTCCTTCGCTGTCTGACCACGCCGATACCTCGTGAGCCATGCGTAGCCATGAAACTTACGGGCAAAGCGTCGGGCATCATTAACATTCGGGTCCGCGTCCACCACTGCCGCCAGCACTTGCCATTCCCGCATCAGTTCCCCGAGATACTCCCACCCGTCTTCGAGAAACTTCCCAAACCATAGCAGCTTGCCGATGGCCGCCGCATTGATGTCACTGCCAGGATTCTCGTCGAACACCCACTCAACAACCGATATGTACCCCGTCTTCCCTTGATCCACTCCCATCGTTATCAATCGGTCGCCACCGATCTGAGGCCGTGGGTCGTTGACCGTGTGCCCTCTGACACAGTTATCCAACATCTCGTCCGTGACCTGAGCACCCTCACCGATAAAGGGCACGCCAAGCTTGCTGCAATGAAACTCCGTTGCGGCTGCCTCGTCGCCCAACCCGCGGTGATACGCCGTCACCAACTCACCGGGCGATAGCGTAGACGAGTAAAGTTGGTTAATGTAAAAGCTCCGAGTATCATCCGCTGAAACCTGCAACTCTGTAGGCCGCCAGACGCCGCTCGCTAGAAACTCGTGTTTAGCCTCATGCGAAAGCCGATTCTTGCACTCCTTGCACTTGAGGAACGATTCCTTGCAACGAGGGTCATTGACTGACTCCCCAATAATCTCGACACAATCCGGCCAAATCAATTCCGTCCATCGACCGCAACACGGACACACGAAGTAGAAGTGCTCTTGCGTGCCCGTAAGATACAGCTTGTGAATACCGTATTTCGGTACAGTCGGCGTCGAGATCGCCAAAATGTGCTTTTCGACTTGTCCCGACAACCGTTCCAACGCGAGCCAGACGGCATGGATGTCCATTTCATCCAACTCGTCCAGCACCAACTCCGATACCGGAATGGACTTCAGATTGCTGTCACCCCGGCTTCCTCGAATATAAAGCACATTGGTGCCAGTCGATTTTAGCCCCACCGTGTTCGTGTCAACAAACAGAGTCCTCAAGTGGTCACTCAGCTTCAACGCCGTCGCAAACCGAGCCTTAGAAAAGTCGCTCGCGTTGATCGTCGTCGGCAGAACGTAGAGCACATCACGATGCAACTGGTCGAGCGTATAAAAGGCCCGGTTGATCCCCGTCTCCGTCACACCCAGTTGGGCCGCCTTCATAGCGACCGTCCACGCCGCCTTACTGTCGTGTATCTCGCGGCACCACGGATGATACTTGAAACTGTATGGGCCGCTGAACGGCGCTCCCATTACCCGTCGATATTCCGCCCACCTGCTGCATGACGTAAGTGTCCCGCTGCGTAACCCCTCCTTCATTGTTTGAGTCACAATAGCCAACAAAGGGTTCATAACACAACATGGCTCACCATCTTGAAGATTTCATCAATCCGCCCCGCCAACCGCCGTAACTGACGCGCCGGGTCGCCGGCCACGCCAAGCGCAGCATAGCCAGCCATCATCTCCACGACCGAACTGCACGTAAACAAAGCCTGATGCCACAGTTTTTCACCCTCCCCGGCCGCCAACTTCATCGACTTCGGCGGTGTCGGCTCAGGTTTTGGTTTATCCGGGCAGTTTCGACAGCGGCGTCGAGCCATTGTCACGAGCCAAGCTTGAGGAGTAAAATAACCACATTGATGTCCTGTGTTCGCGCCATTTTCTGCCCGCAGACATAGACAAAGTAAGTGGGCACGCTAGTCACACCGTATCGCCGAGCTAGCTCGGGATCAGCGTCAATGTCTACTACCTGGACCTCCACACCGGCCGCTTTGATCCGGATTAAGGTAGGCTGGGCGGCATGGCAGAAATCGCACCATGAAGCGACAAAAACAATCACCTTGGGCCGGGCACAGCCTCGTTTCTTCGACTGCGGATTCCCACAACCACTCAACAACGGCAGCAAGACGACTGCCAACACAGCCACAGCGGCAAAAAACACTGACAAGTAGGTTTTGTGCATGGTTTGCCTCCCTGCTCGGGTCTTCAACACGCCGTTGCGGGTAAGCAGAAGGCGAGCCCGTATTTGTATTGTTACCGTTGCGGATAAGCAGCAGCCGCACCTGCTTCGTATAACCAACTGTTACCAGAGAATCAGCCCTGCACATCGGTGCAGGGCTGATATGACCCGATCGGGGTTGCAGGTAAGCAGCCGCACCTGCTTCAGTCGGCGTTACGCAAGTTTGACCCCAGCCGGGGCCGGGGCCGGGGCCGGGGCCGGGGCCGGGGCCGGGGCCGGGGCCGGGGCCGGG